CCTCCACCTGCGCTAGTAGAAAAGACTATGGAGGATCATCGGAGAAATCTGACGTCCTACATGGAATGTTCTGCTAGTGACCTCGATTCAATCCGGGTTTTCACTGGTGAGCTAATCGCCAGATTGAATTCACGGGGACGCGCAACGGCACGCTTTCGAGTGGGCCGGAGTGCGTGTCTGGAAGCGTCTAGGAAAGAAGGAGGCCAATTAGGTTTCCTTCGGTCCCAGGCAGAAGCTTTCAGACGTGAAGAGGTGGATAGCGAGACGTTAAACTCGCTCGTTCCCTCTTTGTTCCGAGAACCGTGGGAAGCAATTTCGGTAGCATCCCAGACAGTATTGGAGGCAAAGGGGGGACGGGCTAGGCGTGATGAGGTAATGTACCTCTGGTCTACCCGTTATTCGGAAGAATATGGGTTGTCACTGGAGGACTGGGAGGTCGTTAGAGAAACGTTATTCCTTCGGGAAGCGATTTTCTCCGGCCTTTCGTACGAGGATAATATTCGTCCTTGCACGGCTTTGCCAGTCCTTGAGCGAGGGTGTAAAGTTAGAGTCGTCACGAAGTCCGAAGGGGCTTACGTGGCTGGTCTCCAGCTTTGGAACACTCTCCTCCTGGATCTTTTGGGAAAAGATCCAGCGGTGACAGACGCACTCCATGACTGCGATCAACGCGAAAAGTTCGTTGAAGCTGTCCATTCCGCTGGCTTCGGTCAGGGAATTAAAGACGGCTGGACCTTTCGGTCAGCAGATCTAAAGAGTGCGACAGACCTCATGCCTAGAGATTTGTGCCGCGCAATAGCTGAAGGCATTCTGGTAGGAGTGGGGTCGGCTGACTTCACTGCCTCGGCTCTCCTGATGGAGAGTGTCGACAACGTACGTTGTACCTGGCCTTCGGGGACAGAGGTCACGAGCAGGGGAATCCTGATGGGGATCCCGACGTCGTGGCCCATCCTCTGCATTTACAATATGTGGATGCATGCTAGAGCGTGGGAAGAGTCCGGTCTAATGGAACCGAAGTGGATTCGAGACCTTTTTAGGGTAATAGGTGACGACTATGTCGCCCTGTTGCCTAAATCGGTTTCGGATCGGTACACAAATGTTCTTTTAAGGACAGGTGGGTTTCCTAGTCC